TCACCTCGCCGACGGGCTCGGGATCATCCTTGGCGGCGAGCAATTCGGTTACTTCCTCGACCGTCATTTTGATCAGCGTCTCGCCGAGCGCCTTCATCGCGGCCAGAAGCTCGGCCGGAACGGTGCTGCCGTCTTCCTCGCACGCCGCCTCATATTCGGCGCTGGCTTGTACGCTGCCCAAATCGTCGAGCAGCATCGCCAGCCAACCGACAGTCCAAAGGCAGCGCTTGGTCATCGCCGGCGCCGCGGGCGCCGTGGCCGGCGGATCGACGATTGGCGTCGGCGCGGACTCTGCGGTCGGCTCGTCGAGCAGCGGGGGTTCGGGCGGCGGGTCGGATTTGGCGCGATGATTGACGGCCATCTTGGCTTCCTTTCGCAACGTCTCAAGCTCGCGCCGCGGGAGCGTGGCGAAGCCGCCGAGGTCGAGCGCGCGCGTCGCCCAATCGAAGATCGGCTGCGTGTCGATACCGGCCGCGCGGGCGCTCACAAGCGCGCTGGCGAGCGCCGGGACGGGCACGGAGCTGGCCTCAATCAGTTCCACCTCGGAAAAATCAATGCCGCCTGGGCGGCTCTTGTCGGCGGCGTACTTCCACTTAATCGGAAGCCACGACACGCTCGATGCGTTGATAAAACCGCTTTTGGTCAAGCGGAAAATCGTGTCGGCAAACGGAAATTCGTCGCGCTCGGCGTACTTGACTGTGCCACGAAGCTGCGCGCCGACGGGGCCAATTTCGAGGAAGCGGCCGATCGGCGGCGCGCCGGTATCGTGCGCCCACAGATAAACCGGATTTGCGCGGAAGCTGTCGAGCCGCCAGCCGGCCGTCAAAATTGTGTGTCCGTCTCTCGCGACGCTTTCGTCGGAAAGAATATGTTCGATCGTCCGATCGCCTTCGGCGCGCACCGTTACCGGCGCGGCGGTCGCCAGGCGCATGAACCTCTGTCCATTGACTGCGTATCCCCTGATCGCGGGCATTTGTGATCCTCTTGAACCGCGTGCGTTGTCGTCGCCGGCCGCCGCGAGCTCGGCCATCGTCTGGCGATCGCCCTCGTCCTCATACGGGCGCAGATCGAGATCGGCCGGAACGTCGTCGATCTTCTCGTCGCCGACTTCCTTGATCAGCGGGCCGTATGCGTCTTCATAGGCGGTCCAATCGCCGCCGAGTTCCTCGACGCGCTGGCGCTCGACGGGATTGGCGACGGTGTGGTGCGCCGTCTCGTAATCCATGCCGTCGTTCATCGCCGACCACTCGGCGAGTTCGTGCCAGGGCAGCGTCTCGGCGGACGCGAGCCCGGCGACTTTCTCGGGCACCTCGCGATCGATATAGACCACCCGACCGTCGGCCGATCGATTGGCGAGGTACGGGATCGTGTGGCTGATGTCGACCGTGCAAGCCCCGACAAGTTCCGCCGCGCGCGCGTAGAAGTCGCCGGGCGCCTTGGCGGGGACGTCCTTATGTCGCACGTCGCCCGCGCTCATCCGATCCCTCCACATGAAAAGGGCCCGTCTTACGACGAGCCCTTCCCACTTGCCTGCCTTGCCTTGCCGAGCCTAGCCGAGCCTTGCCGCGCCGAGCCGTGCCTGCCTTGCTTACCGGGCCCAGCCTAGCCGAGCCTTGCCGCGCCGAGCCGTGCCTGCCTTGCTTACCCCGCCGCGCCCAGCCTCGCCTTGCCGCGCCTGCCTTGCTTTCCCAGCCACGCCGCGCCCAGCCTCGCCTCGCCTGCCTTGCTTTCCCAGCCACGCCAGGCCACGCCCAGCCGCGCCGGGCCTTGCCTGCCTCGCCTTGCCTCTCCGCGCGGCGGTCACGCCCGCTGGCGCGTTTCATGTTTGACGCCGCGCGAAGGCGGCGACGATTGGCCGGCGGCCGGTTTGGAAAGAGCCTCGCGCCTACGCGCGATCTCAGCCTCAGCCTCCCTCACGTGCGCGCAAATTTCCTTGAATTGCGCGTAGCGAGCTTGAAAAGCCTTCGCGTCCGTTTCCGCCGCGGCGAGCAGGGACAACTGAAAGTCTCGGCTCGATTTGACGTCTCCCATCGATCTATAGGATGTTCCTTTCTCCGTATTGATCGACACGAATGCGCGCGTCGTCCCTTCCTTTACGCTCTCATCGACGATGCGCACGATGCGAATAATCGTGCGCGCTTGGTCGATGCGATAGGACTCCGCGGCGACTGTGTCATCCCATTCAAAGTGCTGATGGAGCGGATTTGACAGGTTCCGCGCCGCGTTGACGACGCGCTTTGGCTCCAGCGTGCCGCCTGCTTCCTTCCGCACGACGTCAAGTGCTTCGCCAATCACTTGGGGATTGGCCTTCCCAGCCGCTTTGATGCGAAGCGGCTCGTCTTCGGCGAAGACATACTTCATCATGGCCGCTTACTCCGCCGCCATGAGATAGGGATCAACTACCGGAACGTCCTTGCGCCGGCCGGCCGCGAAATCTTCCCATGCGGCTTCCTCGTCGGGGTCCGCCGCATGGAATGTCCCGAAGACGCCGTCGCGCTCGATGCGCCATTCACCGAGCCCGCACGCCATTCCAGCCTCAAAGATCAGCGCCGAGAGGGTTGCCGCGTTGACGACGACCGGGTTGTAGCGCCCCGAAATCCTAATCGCCCAATGAGTAAATTGGCCGCGATACGCGAGGTTTGCCGTCTTGTTGAGCCCGGCGCCGACCTTGACCATATCCTCCCGCATTTCCGGATCGCCACCCCAGATGCGAACGAGCGGCATGTCGCAAATCGCGCCGGCAAGAGCCGGCCTGACGCGGACCATCTGGGCATCGAGCCACAGTGACGACCTGACGTCGGTTCGAGCGGTTCCCTTGTCCTTGTGGGCGCGGCTGAGAATGCACTTCTTGATGCCCGTGACCGGGAACCCGTAGACCCCGTCGCCCATCTCGTACAGAGAGGCGATATAGTCGGCGTGCGGATTCCGCTCTTCTTTGCCGCCGCTCGGCGCCTTTCCCTGTTTCCCGAGCATCTCGCGTTTGGCCTTTTCAGACCAGGCGTGCGTGATCAGCGGCGTGTCGCCGACCAACCATACCTTGAAGTGGCTGAACTTCGGCTTTGCCGCCAACAGCGTCGACAGGGACACTGGGTTTTCAGCCGTGAAATTTTCCACCGCCGCCTTCTCGGGCGCTTTCTTAGGTTGCTTCGCCATCTTTGCTCTCCTGCATGAGTTCGGGTCGGAAAAGCCGACCGCCTCGTTGCAGTTGCCTTATTGCACACCTTGTGGTATGCCGTCAAGCATCATTTGGAGCATAGGCGATGGATCAGGATCGAAAAGTTCGAGAGAACCGATTGCGCCGAGCCGCGAAGCGGCAGGGGTACATCGTCGAAAAATCTCGTCGGCGCGACCCGCGCGCCGTTGACTTTGGATACTTCATCGTCACCGGGCCAGACGACCGCGCGCCACGCTATTACACAATCGACGAACTCGAAAGGCTTCTCACAGACGGTTGCTGACGGCAGCCGCCATATCCAGGGATTTCAGCGGGTAGCGAAAACTTGGCTCACCGACCCCGATCGCCGCGAGCCGGCGGTTGGCCTCCGCTAAAGCGATTTCGCAACTTTCCCGGACAGCGGTCGAAAGAACCGCCAAGTCCTCACGGGCGAGAAATGGCAGCGCGGCGGCTATGACGCGCCCGGCCGCCACGCCTATTTCGTTTTTGATGTCCGCTCCATTATCCCTAATGGCAACTTTATTGGCGTAGTCAAGCCGTTCGAGATTCCCGAGCAGAGTAATTTTCTGCCCCGATATTTCGCACGCTTTCACCAAATCCTGTTCGCGCATTACGACCTCCCTCGTGCTTAAACGGTCTGCTCCGCCGACCCGTCCGCGGGCCGGCCGCCGCCATCGGCGCCGCCCTGGCTCGACTGACTGCCTGCCGCGGCGAGGTTGCTCGGCGAGAGCAGCACGTCGCCGCCGGGCTTTGGATCGTAGCCGGCCTTGGCCCGCGCCTCGTTCTGCGTCAGGAAGCCGCCGGAAATGCCCCGCGCGTTATTCTGGAATAGCGCCGTCACGTCGGCGCGGGTCAGCTCGGAAAGGTCGAAGTCGACGAACACGCCGGCCGGCGCCGCGACATGGCCGCCAGGAACCGGGCCAAGTCCGAAGGTCTGATGCAGCTTCCATCGCCAGCGCATCGTATAGCTGGACAGAGTAAGGTTTATGTATTCCATGCTCTGTTGGGAGATGTTGTTGTTCGTCGAATTGTGAACAATGACGCCATCAGCAACAAAGCAGTGGGTTCCATCAACCTCTATGTCAAAGACATGTTCACGCGCTTGCTTTTCAATCGAGACAACACTAGCGAGAGAGGCCCCATCAATGTTGAAATCATCCCCGCCGCGACGGTTATAGTGACGATCCTTCCGAGCGAACCCCTTTCCTGCCGCCATTCTGTCCACGTAACGCGCGTCGTGAGAACCAATACGACGGTTTTGCTCCGGGTCGGAGCATGTGAATCTATACATCCGCGTTATGTGCGGGTGCTTAGCACACGGCGGCTGCGACTCTTGATCGGTAACCTGGATATTTGTGACCGGAATCCCGAGCCCCATGCAAAGATGACGTATACCTTCAATGAGATAGCGGTTTGCCGAGTCGAACGAGATGCGGCCAAGCTTGTTGACGGTTCCATCGGCGTCGAGGAACCCGCGCAAAATTGCCAAGCGAAGATCAGCACGCAGACCAAACACCCAACATGGGACGCTCTTCGTAAAAGCGGTCCCGGCAAACCCTAATTGTTCGAGTTCGGCCGCCGCGACGACGGATTTAAACGAGGTCTGGCGATCCTGTTCGACCAACAGTATCGGGCGATCGGCGCAGCGAACGGGCTCATTCCAATTTCTGTAGCCACGGACCGCCTTGACGGTCGCGCGAGACACTGAGAACGAATCGCCAAGGGCCACAGCTTCCGCTTTAGTCTCGGCATTCCGTATTTCTTGCACCTGGCTCAAGGTCAGCTTCGCCATACCGTGGCGTTCGCCATGTGCATGGACCGTCCCGCCGGCAGTGAACTCCTCGCGAGCGACCACCCGGTAATGGTCCATGTAATTGGCCGTGCTGGCCCTGGCGATTTGAACCCCAACGTAATGATCGTGAACCTTAATCAGGTTCCCATCGCCTAGCAGCAGCCCACAAAACTCCATGAAGCCGACGGTGAGCGACCGGCCGTTTGGCGCCGTATCGCCTCCAATGTCAGGGATGGAATTCAGCGTAACGATCGTGTCGCCCACGCGGAGATCGCCCGCAGCGACGTATTCCGTACGCCAGGAGACCCGGACTTTCTTGCCGTCTACATTTCTGCCGCCCTTCTGCCCGCGGAGAAGCGGCTCCTCATGAGCGCGGCGCGCCAGGATGCGATGCGCCGGGTTGCAACGCGTCGTCCGATTTGTCGTCTTGATTTCGAGGATGTCATCTTCGCCATTGTCATAGCACCCAATGACGCGCGACATGCGGACCTGAGACCCGTCGCAACTCCAAACGAAATCACCTTCCTTGACGTCTGGAATATGCTTTGGGCCATCCACCGTGTAAACCAAGGTGCTCGCAGGGACGCACCGCGACAAATCACCGAGCATATGAAGTGGAACTCTGAATAGACGTGCTACTTCCTGCAACTGAAACGTGCGCTGTGCTATGATTTGCAGGTCGTTCGCCGTCATGGCGATCGGGATATACTTCAAGCCCTGTTCGAGAACTGCAATCTTGCCCGCATTTTGCAGGCCGCCCTTGGCGTCCTTCCAGTCCTGCGCCATGCGGGTCGCAGCGTCTTTGGTCAGCTTCTGCTCGGTCGACAGGACGCCGGAGAGGTGCGCCCGGTTCGCCATCCACCGCGACGCTTGCTGCTCCTGGCCGAGCGAAAGGCCGATCGCCTCTTTGCCGAGCATGATGCGCGACGCGCCGAGCAATCCGTTCGCCGAAAACCCGCGGACGTGAAACACGTCCTCGGCGGGGATCAGAAACGGTTCGT